CCGCAACCGGGATCCCGTCAACTGGGATCAGACCTTTCATCCCCGCTCCTAGGAGGGCCGATACCATCTCTGGCACCGACCGAACTTCGGAGATTGTCAGGGGGAGGGGGCTGACCTCGGTACCTTTATAAAGGTACCTCTTCGCGAACTCGGAAATCTCCGAAGAGACATAAGTCTTGGTCGGGGAGACCTCGACCCCGAGCTCGCGAATCAGCTTGACGTACCGTTTCCCCACCCGGGGGTCCCCAATCAGGATGTCATCCCCAAGGACGACATACTGGAGGGTCCCCCACGGGAGACCAAGCTCCCGCGCCACCCTGTAAAGGACAAAGTGGTGTGTAAGAGCGAAAGACGCTCAAGAGGAATAGGCCCCCATCGGATTCCCTACAGAGTAGGAAACTTCTCCCTTATCAGAGGAGAAGGGGTAGCCCACCATCACGTCTTCCCATGCGGAAACCCAGTCCGGCGAAAAGCGGCCCCTCAGAAGGAGGCTGATAAGCCGAATAGGGAAGCGGTCTGTCGCCTTGGACAGGTCGACAGAGTACCGCACCCCCGTTGGCCAACCCTCCATCTTCTTCAGGAAGGACCCCTGGTCAAAAGTTACATCCTGCGGAATAACTTCCAGGAGGCGGAACAGGTACGTATGGAAAGGCCGGAGGACTGTCTGGCTGAAATAATCAACCATGGCAATAACCCGGGACTTTCCCTCCGCATCCTGGATCGCCACAACCTTCCTGACTGGTCCCGGGACAGCCGAAACCCCGAACAGCCCCGAAAGGCTAGCGCGGTTGGCAAGTAGGTAATCGAGGGAGGACGCAAAGAGCGGCCCCCCCACGACCCGGAGAGACCTGATAAGGGTCTCGGGGAGGCTGATGAGGTCGCGGTACCACCCTAGGATGGCCGCCCCCCCACCAGGGCCCCGCTTATTCGTTAGGTGGTAACTTTTCCATTCGACTTGGGCACCGACCCTCCGGGTAAGGAGCGTAAGCTCCTGCCAAAACCCGGAGACGTAACCAGCCC